CTCCGCTGGCTGCTGGAGCCATCGTTTGATGCAGGCCAGCAGACGATCTTCCGTGCAGGGGCGTGGGTATCCCTTACTGCTGACGCATCCACCCTTCATGTCACACCACCGAGTGGAAATATCCTCAAACTTTCCCGCCTCCATTTCTGCCCGCCAGCGGCGCAGAATCTCTTGCGCCAGTCTGTCATCGTCCATGGCCCGGATTTTACCCCCATTGGTGATGGTTGATGTCTCTCCCGGGCCACCAGCCAGCTTGCGGAGACAGTCAATGGAGCCGAGCTCCTTGTAGGCATTAAGCTCATGCAGCGCACAGGCGATTTTTGCCATATCCACGGCAGAAAGGATTTCCTCCGGCTCCAGGCCCGTTTCCTCGTAGGCTGCGAGGCGGTCAACGATTTTGTCTAAGATGCCGCAGTCTCCAAAATTAAGCGTTTCGCAATTCCCACTACAGATGAGATAATAGCCGTTCCCATCGTAGTGATTTTCCGTGTATCGTTCCATGTCAGCCCTCCTTTTGGCCGTCCCACTTCCATGCGGGGCAAAGTTTGTGCAGGTCCTCTACTGCTGCATCCCTTTCCCGTTTTACCCGTTCCAGCTCGGCCAGTACAGCATCCCGGTCTTTCTCCGCGGCGCATCCGCCCTCTGCGCAATGGCCTTTGCGGTAGTTTTCTAGCTCGGCCTGCACAGCATGGCAAACCGCCTTTTCTTCCTGATACATTTCCCGCAGCTTCTCGTTTTCGGCCTGGAGCGTGGAGAGTATTGTGAAGATATCCGGCTTTTTAGGGGAGAAATCCGAACAACTCCTATCAATATCTGGGTCTGGGCAAGATGTATGTTTCCGGCACCACCCCCAAACAGGGGTCCCTTCATCATCTCCCCATCCCCATTTCTCACAATCTCTGCATTTCATCAGGTGTCCTCCTCTCCCTCCAGCGGGCGGCGGTAGGCGAGCCAGTTCTCGCCGTATCTGTAATCCTCGATATGCTTTGCATAAAACGGATCAAGGATATTCCAATGTGGCGGGGGGCTTTCTTCCCGTAACCCAACATGCCAATACGGTTGTCCTCCCATCTCCCGCAGCTCCTCCAGCGTCAGCGGCTCGTTCGGCAGGGTGAGGGTGGGCATAGAGCGCACCTTCTCCAGAAATACCTCCCCGATCTGCACGGTTGCTGGATGGCACGCTTGGTCAATGATTTTCTCGCACCATCTTTTAAGTGCGTCTCCGTCAATCGGCCTTGCCATCTTTCAGCGCCTCCCTTCCGATTTATGAAAAACAAATTTCAGCAGCCACAGAATCAGCCATATTCCAGTGGCGGTAGGCAAAGAAAACCGGATGGAAAAGCACATTGTAATGAGCTTGATAATCCCGACTGTAAATGCCCAACTTATTGCGTAGCCAACAATCAAGCCAATTACAATAACTAAGCCTTTACGCATCTTTCGGCGCCTCCTCAGTCGCAATCATCTCGATTACCGGAACGACTTCAAAGTCTCTGTCCCATGAAGAACAGCCGCTTCTAGCCTGCGCCTCAGAACGATATGTCTTGACGGATACGTCTTTTATTTCGGATATGGGACGAAAACTAAAATTCTTTGCTAGACCGCACCAGACCTCTGTTCTGTTTTTCCGCATGACCACATAGCGCTTGCGCTCAATCCGCATCGTTCAGCGCCTCCAATCTCATTTGTCCGTTTAACTCGTCTCTTTCTGGTGTTTTTACTTTTTTCTTTCTAAAATCCAGGAATTTCCTTGTGTAGTCGTAACTCTTACCAAACACTGCCAACATCGCCCGGTATCGTTTTGGCTCAAAAATCTGGACGAGCTCCAATTCCCGCTCAAAATCTTTGCCAAACGGGCACCCGGCGCACCCAGTCCTATCCATACCCCATACATCATAGCAATCTGAGCGGGCGAGGCCAAACCACTTGCGGTAAACCTCCTTGTCCGTATCACTCCACCAAAATAAGGGGCGATACAGATCAGCCTTGTACGTCCTCTCATCATAGCATGACCTATATGTGGTGGCCCGTTTCCCGCCCTCTGCGCGCCGAACACCAGTTACAACAAGATCATATTCTCCGCTTGTTTCTTTCACGTGCGCGGGTTCTTTTTTTGCTTTGTCGCAGCACATAGCGGAGATTGCAAAATTCGGTGGATGATTGCGTAAAAAGTCTTTTAGGCGTGGCGTATATGCAACATTGAACCGGCTGCCATCCCCCCAATCGTTACACCACCAACGCAATGCAGACCGGCATCTTGGATATTTCTCCAATAGATTATCCAGAGTATCATCCTCCCACTGGAACCCATGCTTCTGTAGCCTATGTATCATATCAGACGTATATTTGCTCCAGAATGGGACTCCATACTCTTTGCAGCATACAGGGATCGTTTTTTTCGGACGGATACACTGTATTTCAATCCCATAAGCATTTTCCAAATACGAAATGTGTTTTTTTGTCGCAGAATATTCCAAGCCTGTATCGTAAAAAATAAATCCCGTTTTTTGTTTCGCCCCACACCGAATCAGCAAATCTAAAACGATATCACTGTCATACCCTCCGGAGATTGAGCACATGACCTTTTCGTGCTGCTTCAAAGTGTAATAGCACTTCTGGGCGGTGTTTTGGATTTCAAAAATCTGCGGCCAGCCGGATAAATCAGGGACACCGTAGGTATCCAGCTTGATCTCACTGATTTTTTCTTCCATAAAGAGCGTTATTTCCTCCACTGCTCTTCCTTCTTCCCTTTACCTTGTTCCAGCGGGCAGCTCTCGATGGCGTATGTAGTCACCCAATGCTTTATGCCGCCCTGGTATCTGCCGACAACAAACGTCCGCTTCTTAGCTGTCCAACCCGGCACGGGTTTCTCTTCCCGCAGCCACGGGCACTGATTGATCGGGCAGCAGCAATCCATGCAGGGGTTGGCCGAATACCGTCGGATGGGGACCAAGTATTGTTCAAGTTCTCCCATAGTTACCACACCAGCATAGCCCCGCAGGACTCGCAGAAGCGCGGTTTTGCCTGAGCATGATCCTGATTGAAGAACTTCCCACAGCATGGGCAATTTGCGCCATGTTCTGAAAGGATCACATTCTGTTGGAGTTCGTTCTTCAGAATACCGTCAACGGTATCAACCAGTACAAGGCAATTTTCCTGTGTAGGCTCTTTTCGCGCCTTAATACGTGCCTGCTCTGACAACCGTAAAATTTTTTCTCGTTCATAGGCGGTGTTGTCGCGGAAATTATCTAGTTGGATTTCTTTCAACGCACGAGCTTTGAGCTTTCTCTTTTTATCAATCGCCTGTTCTTTGGTGATTGACCCTCTTTGATAGAGCACATAAATATCAGACAAAATCCGATATCCACACTCGTCAAACATAGAAAGCTCTTCAGGGACAGGCTCATGATTCTTTGCCTGTTCCTCATAATCAAAGAACATAGTTTCCTCCTTTTGTAACCACTGAAACCGCTTGTTACCATTATGCGGTAACGCCTCCGCCTATACTCCCGCAATGGATGCGCGGTTTTGTTACCGTGTTACCGCACTTTTTACCTCTTGGAAAACAAAAAATATTGCGTACACATTTTTTTTATTTTATAAAACATACTGAAAATGCGGTAACAGCGGTAACGGGTAACGCTTCTATGGAAGCAGCGAGTCTTCATATTCGTCAAAATTGTTCTCGTTTTCTTGCAATTTCAAGCAAACAAGCCTACAAGGCCGTCCATTTATCCGCTTTACAATTGTTGGACGGCCGTCATTCCCACAGATGATGTTACATGTATTCTTCGCCCAACTCAGGAAAGCGGAGGCGTTGTAACCCTCGTCCTGGAGGATTTGATCAAACTTGGACCGGATAATATAGGCGTAATCGTTGTCCAAGTCTCCCCATATCTCGCCCTGGCGGGTATCCGCTTCGGGCGTGAATCGGGCTTGGTTGATGTTGATGAAATCGTACAGGTATTGCATGGCCCGAGCGTTTTGATTGACGGTTCCCTTTGAGACGAGGTATTTAGAAATGTCCTCCGGCCGAAGGAGAATCTCGTCCCGGAAGATCCATTCCTCCGCTAACTTATCGGCGGCCAATATAAGCGCAGCAGAGGCCGTCTGCTTATCCATGGTGTCATTGGTCTTCAATGCGTCCTGCATGGCTTCCTGGAGCTTTTGAACGCGTTCCTGAGAGCCTTCTTCCATCAGATGTTCAACAAACTCTTTTCCTGCAAAACCGTAGTTGGAATAGAGCTCTGTTGCGGTTTTTTTGGGCTCATCAAAAAGCTTTGTGTCATGGCAGTCCACTTCAATTGTTCGGTTGACTGCACCCTCACCGCTGTTGGCTGAAATAATGGGGAACTCTCCTGTTGTGATAATGCAGTTCCGCCAAGTAGGTGTTTTCTGAAGGCCGCCCTGTTTCTGCCCTCGTGTCCGCCCCACACCCTCAGACAACTGGTAGATCATCTTGTCGAAGTCCTTACGATTGTCCTTGACAAGCTGGAGCTCATCAATGATGAGAGGGAGAGAGTTGCAGAACGCAGCGCCCAGCTCCTTGCCGACTTCCGTGGCATTGAACGTCTGGATGTAAACGCCGATCTCCGGGTTCGCCCATACACTGGCAGCGAGGACGAGACTTAAACTCTTACCCGTTTCTGAGCCGCCCCACAGGTGGACGAAAAACGGGAGGCAGTTGCATGGCTTCACCAGCACGGAGGCGAACGACGCTGCCAGAACAATGCGGGCAACCACGTTTCCGGGCGTTTTCCCGGCCCTGACAGCCCGTACACAGTCAAGCCATGCCTGACGGCTGCCTTTCTCCTGAATGCTTTCAAACCGTGTTCTGAATGTCTCTTCTCCATCAAATACCAGGTTTTCCTCGTAGGGCGAAAATCCGTATCCGTCGATCCAGCCCAGACGTCCCACACTGGTGACCTCCGGGATCAGGTCGTAGTTGAGTTGTTCCACGTCTGCTAGATAGCGGACTAGGGCTTTGCTCGTCTCGCTGTTGACCATGATCCCATATTTAGAAAGGCTGATAACGGAACGGCTGTCAGAAACCACGCTACGGTCCTCGATGACCGTCTCCCAGCGTTTCCCGAGCCGGTAGGCTAACATGACCTTGTGAACTTTGGTGTCCACGTTAACCAGCCGCTGTATCGGCATAATGGGGTGATAGCAAGCCACGATCTCAAAGCCCAGTTTGTCGGTGCCGTAAATCCCGGTGTCTGAGGCGTTCCAGCTTCCACAGTCAAGCTCCAGTTCCTGGCCGGTGAAATCCGTCCGGTTGAATCCTGGGGTGGTTGTTCCACTGACAGTCTCCATGTATGCCTTAAATAGCGCGGCCAGATTGCGTATTCCTACAGTTTGCGCTTGAGCGGACATAACTCCCAGAAGCTGCTTTAACTCGAATTTGTTGTCCTTGTGGGCATAGAGATATTCAAACGGCTTTGTTGTTGTCAGGTAATCGTCTCTTGTGTAAATGGGCACGTCCCCCAATGCTTTTTGCCTCCCTTCTCGATGAAGTCGTCAAGCCAGTATTCGATATACGGGAGGCGCTTGACGGCCTCGACATATAATGGATGGTAAAACAAAACGTCTTCTTGGCGCATTGGCCGAAAAACATCTTGTATTTCCTTCCAATAGTGAAATTCACGAGTCATAAACCGGAAATTTGTTTCAGATTGAACGGTTCTCCGCTGTTCCTCGCGGCGGGCTTCCAGAGCAGCAGACCGGACAGCGCGGTCCGGCTTGTTTTCTGCCAGCCCAAGTTGAAAATCCGCGTTGATTCTGAGTATCGCTTGGCGGAAATTCAGGTCAAATAGGCGCATCACAAAGTCAATGACTGATCCGTGCGCCCCGCAGCCGAAACAGTGAAAACCACCAGAACCCGGATAGATATGCAGGCTTGCCTGACGGTCTCCCGCATGGAACGGGCAGCGGATACAGCTTGCGTGATTGACCTGGAATCCGTAGTGCTCCGCGACTTCTCGCATGGTGAGCCGCTGTTTGATTTCCTCAGCCTGTCGGTTCATCTGGCAGCGCCTCCAACCGCTCTTTGAGCTCCCGGTATAGGACATCGCGGATCAACTGTCCGCTTGTCTCTTCCTTACAGAATAGGATTTGGCAGTTATAGCGGGACAGCCAGGCCGTCATGCTTGCCACCAATGACTCAGGCTTCATCTGACTGCGATAGACCCCAGCATAGGCTTTTTCCCAGTTCCCGTTTTCAATCAAGAGATAGACCTTCGCGTTGGCCTGTTTGGCTCGCTCAAACTCCCGCTCGAACCGTTTGCGGTCCTGGCAGTAGCAATGAGCGATCTCGTCAAGATCCATCTTCCGCTCAATTGCGACGGTATCCCGTAGGTCTAGGCATTTACACTTTGTGGAGTAATCACCAAACGGCAGCGCCACTCGTTCTACGGGGAGACCGATGGAGGCCAGGCGCTTCCTAGCCCTCACCGTGTCCTGTTCCCGTGTGTCTACCAGACAGACCATGTTGGATAGCTGGTGCTTTACTTCTACCGGGTGCATGGTTTAGTCCCAAGGAAGCTTCACATCGTCTGGAATGGTGGTTTCCTCAAACCCGCCGGGGATAGCCGCATTGCTGCTCTGCTTGTTTTTCAGGGGCTTGTCCTTCGGCATTTTGAACTTGCCGTCCTTGATATCGCCGACACAGGCAAGCGCACACGCTCTGGTGGACCAACCCGTGTTACCGTTGTACTCCCATTCTTCGTTACGGAACAGGACGCCGACGGTCTTTCCCTTCAGAGTGACTTCGTCCCAGTCCCAGTGATAGCCAGGGTTTCCATCCTCAATGCAGTAGATGGCATTATTGAAGGTCCGCTTCGTCCAACCATCCTTTTCGCTGCCATCGTCCTTGGGGACATTCAGACGGTAGGTCCCCCGCCAGCGGCGGTCTTCACCAGTTTGGCTGTCAAAATCCTTTTTGAAAAAACCGGCGTAGGGGCCTTCCAGAATATCAAAGGAGATCAAAAGCACATGGCCCCAGTCATAGTAGATTTCCTCCGCGTTGAGGATCTTCGCCACATAGCCGCCAACTGGGAGCTGTTCTCTGGCCACGCTTTTCTCTGCCTTAAATCCGCTGAATTGTTTCATTTTCATCCTCCGTTTCAATCGTTAATGGGCAATTCTGCCCGACATAGTGATCTGGATAGGCACTGATCTCTCCGGTCAGAGCACAAGTCCGGCTCTGCTGGCGGAAAAACCGGCACTGGCGGCACGAACAATCGGCCACGCCTTTCCGGTCTACCGGGAAATACACGCTGACGGTAGCCGTGCCTTTGATGTAGCTAGACACGCCAGAATCAAAGCGGTCATAGCTCATAGTAGTCTCTAATGGCTTTATCGACTGCTGCAAGGTCATTGTCGATCAGTGGCTCATTGAACATACCCATCGGAGTTTTCACCGTATCCTGCCCGTTGTTTCTGGTGGAGAACTGATATTTTCCATCAGTGACTACGGTTTTCAGAACGATGGTAAACATACCTTCCAGAGTGATCTTCTCGTCCAGCAACTTCCCGATGGTCTTGAACTTTTCGTTTCCGTTGTTGTCGATGTCGCTGTGCCCCATGAAATACACGATTTTATCATCTGACAGAGCGACGGCGATTTTTACCAGGGTGTAGTAGTTCAGAGCGAGATCCGTGAACTTCTGGTAGCCCGTCACTTTGGCTGTCCTCATGTACTCACCTGTCATCAGGTAGGTCGCGTCGTCAATGACGATGGACTTTGCCGGGGCTTTCTTGATGGCCGTTTCGATGGACATATAGTCATCTGTATTGAAGGTCTTGTGCTTATTCTTGAACGGCAGCGGCTTCCCGGACACATTCACGATACACACATCTTCCGGCTTGAAGTTCCGCAAGCTGGTGCTTTTTCCGGTGCCGGACTGCCCGTACACCATAACGATGATTGCCATTTAATCCATTCCTCCTCCGTTTTGCTTGACCTCGATCAGGTCGTAGCCCTGAATGATGATTTGCGAAACGATGTACTTTGCAGACAGTCCGGTCTTCCTCTGGAGCTGCTTGACAAGTCGTTCCACCTCTTCGTCCAGACGAACAACGCCGCACACGCTTTTCTCTGGGCGATAAACATTCAGGACGATCTTGCTTTTCATAACCCTTCCTCCGTATAGACTTTCTGGATGTTCAGCCCATCGGCCAACACGTCAGGATCATCATCCACCAAATCACGCAGCCAATCCTGGAAGCAGAACTTGCAGTAGATTTCTCCTCCGACGAGATAATACTTCTCACAGTCATCTTCCAGCTCCGGGTTCAACTCGTGGTCACACTGGCTGCATGTTGGATATTTAACCCTCCTTCGCATGGTTCCACTCCCTTGTTGCGTGGTTGATATCAGTAAATTTCCGAGTTCGCCATCCGCAGGCGTCGCAGGCCACCAGGAACATATCCGGGATGCCCTCGATTGCCAATCGCTGGCCGGAATACAATCCGCATCTTGGGCAGGGGCCTAACTCGCCTCTTGGGCGTTTCGCATGTGCGTTCATTCCTCGCACCACCAAATGTCTGCTGTCTGGACGCCCAGGGATAAAGCTTCTGAGTGCCCCTTGACGGCAATGTCAATATGGTCCCCCTCGACTGCCGGACCGGTATCATCAGCTCTCAGATAAACCATCTCGCCGTTGTACTCGATCATGATGGTACTGCCCAGCGGTATAATGTCCGTATCCACAGCGCAGCTCACATAGGGCGTTACCCGCCTGCCGCTGGCGGTGATGCCTGTCCCAGTCCCGCAGATGTGAGGTCGTTCCTCGCAGCAATAAAAGGTGATGGTCACATCTTCCAGCTTGTGAGACCGGGCCAACAAAGCGGCTTCGATCAGCTCGTTCTCAGCGGCCTCCACCTCTTCCCCTGTCAGATAGCAACGGGTGGTGGCCAGGGTATCGTCGCCAGGGAGGCTGCCGTCTTCCGCAGTGGGCTCCGGCTTGTGCATGGCGGGCCGATCCGCTTCCACCGTCATAATCAGGTAGCTTCCCAGCCACGCCAGCAGCAGAAGCAGGAACAGAAGATATGTAATCAGCTGCAGCCTCTGGCTCCGGCGTCGCCGCTCTTCTCGGGTCAGTTTTTTCACCGCTCTCCCTCCATCCAAGAAAGGAATCGCATGAACCATCCGGCAACCTTGACTGTTCCGATGATGGTGATTACTGCCTCTACGCCCATTTCAATGCTCATGCGCTCACCGTTCTTTCGGCGATCCAGCGATCCAGCAAAGCCTTATAGATATAACACCATTTGACTTTCTTGCCGTCCTCGGCCATTACGCAGTCTCCGAACGGGAAAACTTTCTTTTGGATGCCCTCCCGGATAGTCTCAGGAGTAATACGCAGCCCCGCATTGCGAAGGACTTCTGTTGCTTCAGCTGCTGTCAATGCTTCAATCATAAAAACCTCCTTGATTTCTCCCTCTGGAGGCGATATACTGTATCCAAAGGGATTGTTCGTGGTTGCTCAATCCTTGCCCTGCTCAATGTTGGTAGCATTGAGTGGGGTTTTTCTTATAAAAGGTTGGGAAGCCGGTTTTCATCGCGCTGCCCATGATTGTATGCCAAAAGAACCTGAACAGCGTATTTTCTTGCACCAGATGTTCTATCTGCCTGGGCATCGCGGATAATGTCATTCGGCAGCTTCTTTTGCAGTTTTGCAATGCAGATATCTTCCTTGTACTGCCCTTTATAGGTCCGCACAAACAGTCCGAGTCCTTTTAAAATCTGTGCCTGTGCTCCGCTGGGGTCACCGTTCCAGGCTTGTTTGATAATCCGGATAAAAGATGCGTAGAGTTCGTTGTCGTTGATTGCGTTGAATTCATTCCATAGTGTGCTCACCGCCACCACTGCGTTTTTGGCCTTGTTTCCGGTCCAGGAAATCTCCAATCCGTTCTTCTCAGTGATTCGCTGAAAGTCGATGGATTTCTGATCTCCGTAGTTACCGAGGACTCTGATTTTGTCTGTCAGGGTTACTCTGCTAGTAGTACCGCGCTGATTGATGAACATATTAGCTGCGTCCATCTTTGTCATTCCGTTATAGACCCGACACTTTACGCAGAGGTCACGACCAGCGTTTCTGGCCTTTAAGACCTTCATAGTCATCTGGCCGTCAAAGCAGTAATACTTTCCATCGATTAGCGCAACGCTGATAGGCTGGATGAGATTCGGGTCAAATGTACGCATGATCTTGTTGAACTGTGCCCGTCTCCGATTTACGTCTCTCTGGCCGAGGTCGTCAATCAGAATGTCCTTTGTGTTAAGGTCTAAAAGCTGGACTTCAATTTTCTGTGCCATTCTTGCTCACCATCCTTATCATGTTTTTGTATTTTTCGATGACCTCAATGCCCCTGTCCAGTTCTTTCATAGCAGCGTCACGCCCAGCCGAAATATCAAGCATTTCCCGATGGACAAGAACCATATGCTGTTTCAAAGAAGCATCCAGGGCCTTGATAGCTGTATGGATAAGCTCCTGAAACTCAGAAACTGTGAACGGGGCTGGCGGTTCCTCCGGCTCAACCTTTGGGATAGGGCGGAGAATCGCCTTCGCGGTGTCCGTGTCACCCTTCTTGATCGCCTCGACAGCCTCGCGTTTCTTTTCTTCTGGAGCATTACGGATTTCGGAAATAACGGATTTTGGAGCTTTTACTGTTCCAGAAAGCACAGCTTCTTTAAGCCCAGGGGAAATCTTTTCGGCCGCATCAAGTCCGCGCCCGAACTCTACAGCTCTTCTTACTTCGCTCTCTTTAATTCCGTGTTCTTTCGCTACAACTTTTCTGGCCTGAAACATCTCGCCCGAGCTGTTTGGTAATTGGTCGTTTTGGCCATTTACCACTTTCACATACTGATTTCCCCGAAATCCATCGGTGGCTCCATGAGTTTTGACGAGCGCATCATGTTCTTCTTTAAGAAGGTAATCGCGTTGCGCCGGTGTCACATTCCTTCTCCCCAGTTGGTTCCGGCACATCCAGACGATAGCGGACCACTTGTCCTGGAAATCCATCTGTTTCACTTTGAATGGAATATCAGGATGCTTCTGGATAATTTTCCAGCGGTGGTGCCCATCAATGATGGTGTTGTGCCAAACTACCAGCGGTTCGCGGACTTCCCCATCTTCCAAAATATTCTGCTCCAGTTTGGAGAACTCGTCCTCTGATAGGGGCGGTATCTTATCCCGAAATTCCGGGTCAATGGTTAGTTGTCTCACGTTTCCTCCTTATTTGTATCTGAAATTAGAGGTGTTTTTCCAAGCCGAATAGCCTCATCAAAGGTCATGCCATAGACGGCCTGGTTGAGCCTGTCCATCAGATGCTTCGTGTTGCGTGCCTGGTCTTCCAAGTCTTTGATGCTGTCTTTTTCGTTTAACATGATTTTCCTCCTTTACCTCTTGACAGGCTCGAAAGAAAATCGTACAATTGTTCTATCAAGCCTAGTCGCCTACTCGATTAGGTCTGTAGCCCTCGTCAGTGTTTCCGGCACTGGCGGGGGCGTTTTTATTCTGTATAGAGGCCGGTCGAGGCTAGCATGAGTGCCTCAGAAATTGCGCGGTCTCTGGCCTGCGGCCCCTTTCCCGAGATTGTTCGGCCAACAGATGGAGCAGGTTTCCCATGGAGGCTGTCTCCCCATGCCTCTAAGTAGAAATTTGCGTTCCTCCCCTGGTTATACTGTCGGACACAAATACGATAACCCTTGAGAAACTTTCCTTGTCCGCGGTTATCCCATGTCTGCCTGTCAAATTTCACCGTTCCTTCCCCCTTCCTCACCCCTCATTCTGATCTGAAAGAAGCTTGTCTACGGTGACGCCATTCCTGCGTTGAATGATGCTATTAAAGGCGACCTCCATGCGATTTCTGATATCCGGCGGTCTTCGATGCCCGTTCAAAATCATAGAAACGTATGATTTTGTAACGCCCATTTCTTTGGCCAATTCATCATAGGTAACATCTTTGTTGTGCATCTTCCCAATCAGATTTCCGGTCCATGTCTCCGGCACCCTTTATCCCTCCATTCTGTTTAATTTGTTGACTGATGCGGAAAGATCTGGTAAGATGTTACTCAGAGATTCCGGCCCTATTTATCCTCCGAGTATGGTTGAAGGCTTGCCAGAAAGGAGGTGATTTAATGGCTCGGAACTCTGTTCGGACCAGCCGCAAGGTTGCGTCCGCAGCGTCTAAGGCTTTGCGTAGCTCTCGCACCAGTTCTGCCACTAAGCGGCTGGCTGCCTCGGCGCTGTCAAACCGTCGGTCTAAGTGACCTGCGGGCCTCCCCATGTCTTACTGCATGGGGAGGTTTTTCTTTCCCGCCTCAGTCAAAAAGTAGTTGCAAAAGTTAACAAGTCGTGCTATTATGAATTTGCGAGATACATAAAAGCGGTTGACACGGGAGGTTTCCTCCGGGGTCTGATATTTTGTTAACTTTCAGAACTGTTATCAGTATATCACCGTACTTTAGTTACTGTCAATCTCTTTTTGTTAACTTTCCGTACTTTTCTGTTTTGCACAAAAAAGGAGATTACAAACTATGAGTTTCTACAGTAACTTTTTAACCATGTGCAATAATATTGGGAAAACGCCATCGAAAGTAGTTACTGAGGTAGGGTTAAAAAAGTCCGCTGTTACAAGGTGGAAAGCTGGGGGGAACCCTACAGACGCAACAGCTCAAAAAATCGCTGATTATTTCGGCGTACCTGTATCAGAACTAACGGAGGAAACAAAAAAAGCGCCCGCCCCCATAGTAGGAGACGAGCTAGACGAAGTATTGGAGCGGCTACGTACAAGGCCAGAATGCCGAATGCTGTTCAAACTGGCGGACGGAGCCACGCCGGATGATGTGAAAAAAGCAGCCGCCATTATTGAAGCCCTGCGGAAAGTCGAGGATAAATAGTGTGTGGACGCCTAATTATTTTGTGCGGTATATTGAATTTCCGTCAAAAGTTGAGGGCGTAACAATTCCAAATGATGATGGAACATTCGATATTTATATCAATTCCGTTTTCTGTAAAGCCAAACAACAAGCAATTTTAGACCATGAGCTTTGTCACATTCGGGAAAATCACTTTTATAACGATATTCTCCCGATCAGGCAAATAGAAGAGGAGGCGGATGGAATTAAGCAGAAAAATGCTGTTCTCCCAAACGTTTTTGCTCATTCGCCAAGCGTGATTCCGATTTTTAATAGTCTTGACGTTTTCAGAAACTACATGTTTGCAATGAGGGAGCAGGTACAAAAAGAAAAACGGGTTAACGGACGATGAGGTGAGGTTATGGGGCTGTTTGATTTTTTGTCTATTGCTAAAGTGCAGTACAATTCAGATAATCATTCTAAAACGAAATATAGTCCAGAAGTATATAACCAAGACCCTAATAAAAGTATCATAGGAGAAACTGGAAAATATGATATGTCCAGGCTTTCTGGGCACGAAGATTTTATCATAAAATCTGCTATTAATATTACAAACAAAAAATATCCTTCAAAATATAGACTTTTGGGACTTTTTAATGAAGCGTATGTAATTACGTATAAGCCAAGATATATTTTAATGCGCATTGTTGAGATTTTGGGGAAGAGTTCGCAGAAACCGATTGATAAATTAGCTTGTGCATTAGCTATGGGAGACCAAGGAGCAAGCAGGAGAGAATGTGCAATCAGCTTATTTGAAAATTCATATTATCAAATCCCAAAATTAGAGCTTGTACAATTTGACACTATTTTCCCCCTCTTTCTGTTAACAAAGTTTTCTGAACTATATGAAAAAGAACATGAATACATAAAATCGGCAGCTTTATTAAAAGAGTTATTGAAATACGGAATCGGGAACAAAGAATATTTTATTGCTAAAATTGATGAATTAAACAAAAAACAAAGGAACTGGAAACCTGTTAGAAAAAGAAAAGCAAGCGCCGAGCAAGTTCAATTTGACCAAAGTGTAGAAGCTGTTGCATTGGAGTATAAAGATTTGCTTAAGTATTATTAAGGGGAAGTGTTTCTATGATATGTCCTAAATGTGGTGGGCAAATGCAAGTACAGGCGGTAAATGAAACGCAACGACGTGGATGCCTGACAGTTATCATTTATCTAATTTTGCTCTGCATCCCGATTTTGGGATGGATTGTACTTGCAATGTTATTACGCGGAAGGAAAAGCAAAACCGTTACTTATGCTGTTTGCCAAGTATGCGGCTATCGATCCACTCCAGAAGAGGTCCAAAAAGAATTTATGAGGTCTCAAAAGAAATACGAAAAAGAACAAGATAAAATGAGATAAAAGTATCATCAGTTTCTTGCCTATATCCCGTATAAAGGAATTCTCCGTAGACAACAAAAAAACCTTTTGATAAGGAGACCGCAAAATGTTAGATGAAAAAGACTTACAGGCTATTGCCCAGTTAATGGACTCTAAAATGGCCCGGCAGAAAAAAGAAATCATCAGCGAAACTATGGTACTCATGGAAGCCTACTTTGACCCCAAATTCCAAGCCCTCAGTGAGCAGATCAATGAGTTGAAGAAAGCGCAATAAAGGAGCTTTTCCATGACGAACGAAGAAAAGATTTTAGAATTACTGGAAGCGCAGGGAAAAAAGTTAGACACCGTATCGCAGGAAGTCGTTAAAATCAATCTGACGCTTGAAAACGAAATCCGTCCAAATATGCAGGCTATAGCTGAAAACATCTCCTCTATCAACAAGAAGTTAATTACCAGAGACGAGATTGACAGCATGAAAGAAGAAATCGCTTTCCTCAAGGACATTATCCATATGCACACTAACCAGATTAACGATCTCAAGAAAGCCCAATAAAAACCGCCGTCAGGTCTCCCCTGGCGGCGTACTTATAAGGGGGAGGTGTCTTTTTTGAACTGCATACGTTGCAAAGCGGAGTTGCCTGAAGGGGCGGCATACTGTCCTACCTGCGGAAAGAAACAGACTGGCACTCCCCCACGAAAAGCCCTGAAACGGGCCAATGGCACCGGAACAGTCTATAAGCTGTCCGGCCGTCGGCGCCGCCCATGGGTAGCCGCCAAGAATAAAGTAATCATCGGATACTATGAGCGTAAGACAGACGCTATAGAAGCTCTGGAAAAACTGTCTGGTCGGGACTTGTCGGAGCGGTACAACATGACATTTGCTGAGGTATTCGAGATATGGAAAGCGGAGCATTATCAGGAAATCGGTGAAAAGGGCGTTGAGGGATATAACCGGGCCTTTGCTGTGTTCGCCCCGCTCCACGAGAAGAAGTTCCGGGACCTGCGCACAGCAGATTTTCAGTCGGCCCTAGACCCACACATGAAAAAGTCGCACTCCACCGTGTCAAAGTACAAGCAACTGATTACGCAGATGTCCCAATGGGCTATCCGGGAGGAAATCTGCACCACCAACTTTGCCAAATTCGTCCGGCTCCCGGAAAACGTCAAAAAGGAAAAAGACATCTTTACAGATCAAGAAATCGCAAAACTGGAAGCTGATAACAGCGAAACGGCGAAAATCGTTCTCATGCTGATTTATACAGGTATGCGTATTGGAGAATTGTTCTTACTTCCTCTTGCGGACTACCACGGCACCTATGTCGTAGGTGGAGAAAAAACAGAGGCGGGGAGAAACCGCATCATCCCCATTCGGCCCGAGGGGCGTAGATGCTTTGCGTACTTCGCTCAGCAGGCAGACGGACCGCTGCTCCTGTCTGGATATACCGGACAGCACCGCCCGGAAAACTACCGAAAACGGGATTACTACCCTCTGTTGAAGAAACTGGGCATTCCGCAGAAAAACCCGCATTGCACTCGGCACACTTACGCCAGCTGGGCAAGAAAACAGGGCATGGCTCCGGAGACCTTGCAAAAAATCCTGGGCCATGCGGATTACAGCACCACAGCAAATATCTATGTACATACAGACGCAGAGGAATTGATACAGGCAGTCGAGAATTGTTAGAAATTTGTTAGTAACCGAAAAAAGTTTTTGGGATTTTTATTCGATTGAAGTTTCAATTTTCCTTGAAATTACTTGGTTTAACCTCTATACACTGTTTCAGAAAAGCATAGTATTATATTTCACACGCAGGAGGTCACTGGTTCGAGTCCAGTAGTCTCCACCAAAAAGTTCCTGATTTCACAAGAAATCAGGAACTTTTCTTTTTATTTGTCACAAAAAAGTTTGCTTGAATTTTCCGTTTTTTCTCCGACCAATACACTGACCAATACCGCGATAGTAGCCGATAGAATGAGGCAGCACCGGGGGGAATTTCCTCGCCCGGTGCTGCCGTGATGGTTACGATCCTTTTGTATGGTCAGAAAAAATCCAGCCTTCCGGTTCACATGCGTCTGCAAGCGCTTTGGTGAGCATTTTGATTGGAAAGTCTGGTGCGGTTTGTATCATGAGTACCAAATGTCCCCAATCCACATGCAGGTTTAGAAGAGCACGCTTCTCCAGTGTCGAACCTTCATCAAAATGAGGAGGAAACTCTTTTTTCAGAACGGAACAATTCAGATAGACGTCCGCCCAGGGAATCTCCGTATGGATACACTGATAGAGCGATGTATACAATCCTTTGGGTAGCCGGTCAAAGAGAAAGATATGCCTTTCCCCGTTATCCACCTTCTCTTCTTTGAACCAACGGCACTGTTCCAACGCCATTTGGCGCAGTTCTGGAAAGCGCGCTTCCCACAGGGCACAGGTATGTCCGGTATAGTCCGACACGGTCAGCGCCACAGGTAGCCCGGCACTGACCTCTTCCACAGTGTGCTGTACAATCGCATGGAAGGAGCGCAGCGCTTCCTCCTGTTCGGCCGAGGCCGCCAGCGCCCCATATCCTCCGGGAAGTCCGTATGATCCCGTCATGCCGGCAGTTGCTTCCTCTGCCCGGAACTCTCCGGGCATCAGCCAAAACTCCCCTAGGCGCAGTTCGTCAAGCAACCTGTCCGTTCTTTCTTTTCGTTTCCGGAAAACCATAGTTACTCTCCCACATCCGTTTCCTATGCTCAGGAACAATTTAGCCTTCCGAATCGCATGTATCAGTAATCGCTGCTGTAAAATTTCTTATTGGCAGCCCAGTAAAGTCAACCACCTATTTATTGAAGAGTCAATTGTCTTCCCTCTTTTTCACAGAGTGTTTTTATCTGGTCGATGCACTTCTGTACACTACCAGGAACTTCAATCAACAAATAGTCATGCAGTTCATGGCAGAATACCCGCACATCAAACGGGCTCTTCTCCAACTGTGCAAAGTTCGGTTTTGATAGCGCTTGGCAGTACCCATATCCATAGTATCTGTATTGCAGCAGGCTATCTTCCGGAATCAACTGCAGGAGTTTAGGGTTGTCATATTCTGATACGCTTATAAGTGTGGATGCTGTCCGGCAAATAACGTTTCCTCCCAGGGACTGATACACAGCAGCAAACGGTGCGTGCTCCAGCGAGTCCTTGAAGGACTCGAGATGTTCCAGAACAAAGGAATACTGAGAAAGGATCTGTGCGCCACATAGGCGCATGAACTGCGGAAACCCAGGGTCAGAATCCTCATAGCGCGGCTCCATACACAACAACTGGTTGGCCGGATGAGCGGGTTTTTCATGGGAATAGAATCCGCCTATGCGCACAGTAATATCCGTGCTGATTAGTTCGGTATTCCGGTATATTTGGTTATGATTACCCCGTTTCCATAACATTTACATCACTCCATTGCAGTAATGTCAACAACCCATCTGCCAAGTGCATTACCGCCGTAGGACCCTGCAATACCGAGTACAAGACCACCAACAGCACCGCCGATTGCCGTTCCCACGCCAGGCATAATCGCTGTTCCTATTGCAGCTCCTGCCAGAGCGCCGCCTTTGGCGCCGAGTGCACCTCCTGCCCAACTGCCGCCAATACTTGCAGCTGCACTATAAGTCTTTTTCCCGATTTTCTGATCGGCGTCATGTAGATCTCCGTCAATGACATTACATAGTTCCAAAGCATCCAGTGCTGCTGCTCCCGCGACCAGCAGCACTCTCCCTGCGATCCTGACTACTTTGGCTGAGTGCTGAAAATCTTTCAGGATATCATAGGCTTCTTTGGAAATCTCGGTATGATCCAATTTGGATGCAAGCCTTTTCTGCCACGCCGAAGCATCTGGGAGAGCATCCACATTGATATGGTAATAGCTTGTATTCCCTTTGTAGGGGTGTAAATCGGCCCTGAAAAGTGGCATATTACTTTCAGAGGATACAAGGCGTGAAAAATTCCGCCCATCTCCTGTGATTTTGGTTGCAGCCCGAATTCCCGTCCAACTGCTTTGGAGTGGGTCAAGCCATGCCAGAGTTGGAAAGGTACCTCGCGCTAATTCATCCAGAAAGCTCACACGAGCACCGTCAGTCTTTTTTCCGTAAACTCCGTCCTCCAGCAGCCGCCCACCTAAATTCAATTCGTTGAATCTTTGCTGTAACTGGCGGATTTTTGCTGCGTCACCACCCACAAACCATGCCAGACGCTCGATCATGCTGTCGGAAATACCTGTGCTGATCCCGCAGTGTTCCGGTTCGCTAACAGCGGCACGCAGGTTGCGGGCTGTATCGTCTGTGATATAGTTGTTCTCTCGTTCGTTTTGCGATAAATCCCGCTGTAATTGGCGTGCGATATCTTCCAAGGAGCCCTTTATGCCTCCATCGTAGTCATCGCTGTATATGGCAGGAAGATCCTGCAAAAGAACCTTCCGTTCCACATAGTTCAGATATTCTCTGCTGCCAATGGAATACCCACAACGCCCCCGCAGATCTGCCGATTCATTGTTGCTACGGTATGTGTTCAGTACATCTCGTAAGAATTCTTTATCCTTTCCCTGTGAAATATCCTGGAGGAATGCAGTCTTTCTTGCATCGCTCCCTGCCGCAAAGGAAATACTCCAATCCACAGCCTTTTGAAGCAAATCAAGGCACTCACTGGCAAAGAAGTCTGAACAGTTCTTAATTTTTTGAATTGCGGTTTGGACAGCCCGATCGTCACGAAAAGAACTGCCTGGGAGATAAAAAGAGGATAGATTCAGGATTCCTATGCAGTCACTGCTATGGCTGCAAAAACTGCCGGACATCCTGCATACATCATATAGCGATTGTACCTGCTTGGCAAGTGCGCTCCTTCGATCAGAGGATATATTGCGAATGACGTTTATGTGTTCCTGCAAGTCGTCGTAGATCTCTTCCACTGCGGCGCCAGCACGGTTCCCCACCTCCCGTAATGTTTCGTGGTAATTCGTTTCTGACGGTCTTTGCATCAGCGTGCCAAAAAAAGTGGCGCGGTTTACGCGGTTCCAATAGTCACTGCTCCCCAAAACAGCACCGTTTTCACCAGTTGCTTCCTTGCTCATAGGTTTCCCTCCTGAAAGTTTTCTCAAATGCAGGCCTCCGTATGAAGAAAATTGCATGTTTCTGTGCAACAAACTGACAGAATTTTTACCAGGAAGGCAGCACCGGGCAGGAATTTCCCAGCCCGGTGCTGCCTTATGTTTATTTTGGTGGTTACATCGCCTTTCCAATTACATCGCCCATCGTATCCGCCGCCTCCCGCATCATATCTGGCGTGGCGTGGGTATAGGTGCTGAGTGTGAACCCTGCCGAGTAGTGACCCAGGGTGCTGGACAGGGTCTTCACATCCACGCCATTCTTCAGAGAGAGCGTGGCAAAGGTGTGCCGGAGATCATGGAACCGAATATGTTCCGCACCGATGGCTTTCAGGATCTTCTCGTGGGTATGCCGGAAGGAGTCCGGATCAAACATCCCGCCTGTCTTGGGCGACGGGAACATGTAGGGATTCCCCGGATGCTTCTTGTGCTCCTCCACCAGCAGGTCCACCGCCTGCTGTGAGACCGGCAGGACACGGATGGAATTGTGGGTCTTGGGCTGACTCACCACCAGTTCTCCCTTGGTGCGGGTCACCTGCTTCGTGATGGAGATGGTTCGATTCTCCACGTCCAGGTCCGTCCAGAGGAGAGCCAGTAATTCTCCCCGCCGCAGTCCCGTAGTCAGCTCCAGGTAGAAGGGTGCCAGTAATCCCCGCTTGTCCGCCTCCATCAGATAGGGTCGGATCTTCTCTTCCGGCAGGACTTTCATCTCCCGCTTTTCCATCTTCGGCAGCTTGCAGCCCCTGGTGGGGTTCACCAGGATCAGCCGCTCCGCCACAGCTTGTTCCAGACAGTTGTTCAGCAAGGTATGGATGCCGTGGACCACCCGGACGCTCAGGCCCTTGTTCTTCAGCTGAATGTGCTTGTACCGCTGTACTCGACCGTTCTTCTGGAGATCGTTGTAGAACTTCTGGATCTGGATCGTGGTGAGCTTGTCCAGCTTGATGTCCCCCAGTTGGGGAATGATGTGGTTATTGATGTAATTCAGATAATAGTCCTTGGTGTTCTCCCGGAGCCGGGGCTCGGCATAGACTTCGTACCACATCTGCACCCAGCTTTTTACCGTGTGGGTGCCGCTGCGGTTCATGTCCAGCCGCTGGCTGTCCGCGATGGCCTTTTTCAGTTTCTCCTTGACCTCTGCTTGGGTCTTCCCCAATACATTCTTGATTTTCTGCTTCCCGGTCGCCGGGTCATAGGACGCCGTGTAGAATCCCTCCCACCGGCCATCCTTCCGTTTGCGGATGCTGCCTTCGCCGTTAGCGCGTTTCTTCCCCATCCATCATCTCTCCTTTCCTGTCAGCTCGCAGGCCCGCTGCTCGTCCTCATTTTCAAAGTTGTACGGCGGCTGATCCGCAAGCAGCTCCTGCTGGATACCCTGGGCCAGTCGGTAACCGGAGATGAAGCTGTTGAGACACGCTTCCTCCTGCAGAGCGTCTTCCAGATCTGCCATCTTCAGAAGAAGTTTCCGCTCTGGCTCATCCAGCAGACGGGAGAGCTGCCTGTAGGTCCGTTCAATTTTCCTGTCCAGATACTCCGCTCTCCGGGATGTTGTCTCGAACCTGTAGCAGAGGGCTTTCATATAATCACGCATCATGAGTCACCTCCTGTCAGTGACACACAATACCATGCCCTGACCTCAATAGCCATCCCAACCGGGCAGAGTTATCAATTTGTTAGCAAATTCAGGACCGCTTCCGAAAATTCGGAAGCGGTCCTGAATGTTGCACTCACATATGAAGTCTCGGTGATAGACGCTGCTGTTGCTCCATAATCCGTCGATGCACAGGAATCATGATTCTTTCCATTCGGGCAGACAGATAGGTCTGGTAAAACTGCCGCTGCAGTTCATCCAGGAAAGGAACTTCTCTGATGAAAGCCTGCATCTCATCCAGATGGAATCGCGGTATCATGCGCATGACCGCCGCATTGCAGTCCTTGTTTTCAGCTGCCATCAAGAAATCATAGTAGTTGATTTTCCGGTCATTCTGCTTGATAGCCGAAGTCGGAAAGCGGTAAATCCGGGCGTTCAGTTCATCCTGATTTGACAAGACCGCCCGCATCACCTGGGCATCTGCCTGCGGCAGCAGACAGCTGCCGCAATCATAGACTGGGGCCAGCGTTGCGGTCTGGGTGTCGTCGTGATAGAGGAATCCCCAGTTCCCGTTGTGCCGGTCAAAATTTCCCAGAAGCGCGTCCACCACAAATACATTCCAAAAGTGCTGCAGCACTTCCACAGGATTCACGTACTGCTGCTTTTCAATGGTATCCAGAATGTCCTCCAGCTCCGTTCCGGTGCCGCCATGTTCCGAATCGATGACGGTATTCTTGATGGAGCAGAAGTCAAACAGCTTGCTTCCGTCTGCGGTAAAATCTTTGCAGGCACAGACGATCTTCGTCTTTCCCCCCACATCATACGTCCCCAGGATGGTTTCCTGCGCGGGGATTCCAACCATGTTGAAGATGGTGCTGGCGATGTGCTCGCTGATACAGCTATTCGTGTAGGACAGCTCTGTTCTCTTTCCCTGAGCGGAAGGAGGAAATTTCAGCATATATTGCTCGCCCTGATATTCGATTGCGATCTTCTTTCCGTTGGCACCGTTATAAGCACTTCCGGGCACACGCTTGCAGTTTGTAAAATCAGGCACTTCATTCACCCCACAGAAACTTCTGGCGCAGATAATCGGCATGTTCATGTGTGATCGCGCCATCGTTGATCTCCGCGATGTTGATGCTTCCGTACAGTTCTCCCCACAAACAATCCAGCAGAGAGGACCCCTCCGCAAGTCCTTCTTTGTATGCGTCCAGATCATTCTGGAGATAAGGTGGGAGTCCATATTCCCAGGAGCGTTCCCGCATGGCTTCCGCCGGCTCCCCGCCTGTCCCCGTTGAGCAAACCTGCTTTTGCGCCGACATATCCTTCATAGAAACACTCCTTTCCTTGATTTGTATGTTGTATTTTACCACATTGCTTCGCCGCAAATCAACGATTGCCCGCATATCATATCTTTTCGATCTGTTTGTCTACCCATTCTTGAAGTTTGTCCTTGGGGATCACGATGCGATTACCGATCCTCAGTGCGGGAAAGCCCTCGGACCGGGCCAATTCATAAGCTCCGGCACGGGAGATTCCCAGCGCCGCTGCCATCTCTGGAACCGAGAGCATCAACGGCAGATCTTCGTAAGATTTGAATGTTTCTTTTTTCAC